TTATAACGTCACTCCGCCTTTTAGTGGATTCAGAGCGACGGCATTTTGCAGATAGTCAGGCGCAAGGTGCGCATAGGCCATCGTCTGCTGAATGCTCGCATGTCCCAGAATCTGTTGCAGTGCGATTATATTGCCCCCATTCATCATGAAATGGCTTGCGAATGTATGCCGCAGGATATGGGTTGCCTGATTGGGTGGTATATCAGGTTTCACTCTGCGTAAAATCCCGCAAAATTTCTCATAATCAACTTTGAATAATTTGGCGCTGGCCTCCTCTTTAACTTTTTTCTCCAGTTCCTCAGAAATCGGCACGGTTCGCTTTTTACCGTTTTTGGTTTTCAGGAAGGTAACCCTGCAATTTGTAATCTGTGCTGGTTTTAGCGTGGCAACTTCCGTCCATCTTCCTCCAGTGCTCAGACATAAAAGCGCGACAAGTAAGTCATCACCAGCCAAAACATTTAACAGTTTTTCGATTTCTGCTTTTTCCAGGAACGTCATTTCAGGGTTGGCCTCCGCCAGTGGCGGCAGTCCGTGAATTGGGTGTTGCCCGGAAAATTCATCCAATTGAATTAATTTTGTGAACATGCCGGATAATCGGTACATGTCACGGTTTATCGTTGCGGCACTGATACCATCACGTAGTCGCATGGAACGATAATCCATCAAAGCCCTTTTGCTCATCCTGTTCACTGGTATATCACCTATGCCGCTGATGGTTTTGAGTAGATGATTAAACTCTTTTGTTCCATGCTCGTGGTTTTGCCCGTGATATTTCCACCAGATGTCCAGCAACTCACTCAAAGTCCGGCGGTCTGCTCGCTGGCCTCCCCATTCTTTCTGACTGGCATTGGCGATTGTGTATCGCTCAAATGCTAGTGCTTCAGCTTTTCTTTCGAATTTCCTGCGGATGCGTTTTCCGTCGCGACCGCGAGGTCTAATGTCCACTTCATAGCGACCATCATCGAGCTTCTTAATTGCCATAAGAAAGCCCTCCGGCGCTGTATTCACCATCTTGGTAGCAAATGGTGAAAATGTAATCTTTATATAGAGTTATCCAATCCTTTTCTCGGAGTGGTTGGACTCTGTTGACTCTGGCCCAATGTGCGCGAGAGCCGGTGCGATTTGTCCTGCGTCCGGCGCGGTTTTATCTGTCATAAGCCATAAAGCATATTTTTGGAATGTGGGATGCATAGTGATTTTTAGCAAAGCTGTGCCACCGGGTTCAAAGTTTCCTCCTTCATATTTTTTAAGTGTGCTTAGCGGTAACTCTATGATTTCACAGAATTTTGATTGGCTTAGCCCTTCAGCCTCACGCAAGGCCTTAATCTTTTCGCTTAATTTCATTTGACATGGTGCCTATATAGGGACTAAATTCCCTCAAAACTGGAACCTATATAGGTTCCATTGATTTGAGAATAAACCAGCGTCTAAACGGTTTTGAGTGGTTTAGAAAGGGCTGGATCCTATGAGGGTACCATATATGGACGCTGAAAATTATGTGATTCAGTATCCGCTTGATGCGGTTCATGTGGATAAATTTGCTGATTTATTAGGGAAGCCAAAGACAGCCGTCAGTGAAATGGTGAAGGCAAATAAATTACCAATTATTGAATTGCGTGATCCTTGCAAACCGAAGGCTCGTGCCGGTGAAAAATGGGTTTTCATTCCTGAGTTTAATCGCGCTGTACGTGAGGCGTTTTATAACCGACCGGTTGAACAGCGTGATGCATGGCTTTTGTGGATGGGGTTGTGATTATGAATGAGCCGCGTTGTATTGCTCAGTTACTGCGTAACGAAAGCCCCAGGGCGATTGACTTCACCATCACCCACGGGAAGGGTCGCAAGGGAATCATTATCCGCACCAAAAAACAGAGTCCGTTAAAAAAGGCTCTGACCTTTCTGAAAAGCCGGAGGTTCTGGAAATGACAGTGATGACGCTCAATCTCGTCGAAAAACAGCCAGCAACTATGCGCCGGATAATTGGTAAGCATCTGGCCGTCCCTCGCTGGCAGGATACATGTGATTATTATAATCAGATGATGGAGCGCGAACGGTTAACGGTTTGCTTTCATGCGCAGTTAAAACAGCGTCACGCAACGATGCGTTTTGAAGAAATGAACGACGTCGAACGTGAACGGCTGGTTTGTGCAATTGATGAATTGCGTGGGGCATTCTCAAAACGCCGTCAGGTTGGCGCAAGTGAGTATGCATATATTAGTTTTTTAACAGTCAGTCAGCGTCGTACTTTATTTATGCATGCCGGATTGACTGAAAAAGAATTCAACCAGCCATACTGGCGAATTAATGAAGAGTCATGTTACTGGCGTGATGCTTTATTCCGTGCATTACGTGAATTATTCAGCCTGTTTGAGTATGCACCGACAATTCTGACGTCGGTAAAACCAGAGCAATATCTGCATTAAGTAATTAACCAGAGTTTTTAACGCACTTAATCGTGCGGGGCTTCTTTTTGCCTGGAGAAAGTCATGCATACAGTTTCTGAAAATCAGTGCGGTAAATACGCATTACTGCTGCAACAGGCCAGAACCGAAGCACAGGCCGACGCTGCGACGCGCTTTTCTTCTCATCTTGACGCCATGATTCGCCATATCACAAAGGCGGAGTTATCCCGCGTGGAGATAGTCGAGCTGCTCAGTCAGGAGTCGGAAAAATTTCACAATATCGGATTGTCTCGCGGGGAGGTGCTTTGATGTCCTGTTCTCATTCAGTTGTATTACTGAATAACGCCTTAAAAATCGCCGTTATGAAAAATGGCGATTTGTCTCTTATTCAACTTTGTCTTGATAAAGAAAAACGCGACATAACTGAATCTGTTATCGCGATTTATCAGAATGAATTAAACCTCCTGTCTGATGTGGTCAATTTACTTGTTAAACGCGCTGTATTTCATAAGCAAATTTCATCCGTGGATGAACTGACAAAATTAACGACAGAAATCGCCAGCTATTGCGCTGATGAATTTAAGAAGCTGAACGACAAAAGGAGCTGGTAATGCCGGACAACATAGATTTTATTCAGGAACAACAGGCTGAATTACTGGAGCGCCAGATTAACGCGGCAAGGGTAAAACATTGCGGTGTTTCTGCGCTGGTTTGCGAAGAGTGTGACGCGCCAATACCTGCTGCCCGTCGTGCAGCTTATCCGTCAGCCACGCGTTGTGTTTCCTGCCAGTCAGTCTTTGAAGCAAAAAACAAGCATTACCGGAGAATGGCATGAGTATTCGTATCGAAATTGGCGAACGTTATGTCGTTACCAGTGACAGCTTTCAGTTTATTCTCCACGAGAAAAAGAGAGCGGAAAGCGGTAAAAACGCCGGTCAGGAATGGCTGGCGGTGGTTGGTTATTACCCGAAATTAAGCCAGCTCGTTTCCGGCCTGATGCATCACGATATTCTGACCGGAAGCGCAAAGTCTTTTGCTGATTTAAACGCGCAGGTTGAGCAACTCAGCAAGCGTTGTTCTGAGGCTTTTGGCTCATATGGCCGTTAAAGCCTCCGGGCGTTTTGTCCCTCCGTCAGCATTTGCCGCAGGCACCGGTAAGGCGTTTACCGGTGCTTATGCATGGAACGCGCCACGCGAGGCTGTCGGGCGCGAAAGACCTCTTACACGTGACGAGATGCGTCAGGTGCAAGGTGTTTTATCCACGATTAACCGCCTGCCTTACTTTTTGCGCTCGCTGTTTACTTCACGCTATGACTACATCCGGCGCAATAAAAGCCCGGTGCACGGGTTTTATTTCCTCACATCCACTTTTCAGCGTCGTTTATGGCCGCGCATTGAGCGTGTGAATCAGCGCCATGAAATGAACACCGACGCGTCGATGCTGTTTCTGGCAGAGCGTGACCACTATGCGCGCCTGCCGGGAATGAATGACAAGGAGCTGAAAAAGTTTGCCGCCCGTATCTCATCGCAGCTTTTCATGATGTATGAGGAACTCAGCGATGCCTGGGTGGATGCGCATGGCGAGAAAGAATCGCTGTTTACGGATGAGGCGCAGGCTCACCTCTATGGTCATGTTGCTGGCGCTGCACGTGCTTTCAATATTTCCCCTCTCTACTGGAAAAAATACCGTAAAGGACAGATGACCACGAGGCAGGCATATTCTGCCATTGCCCGTCTGTTTAACGATGAGTGGTGGACTCATCAGCTTAAAGGCCAGCGTATGCGCTGGCATGAAGCGTTACTGATAGCTGTCGGGGAGGTCAATAAAGACCGTTCTCCTTATGCCAGTAAACATGCCATTCGTGATGTGCGTGCGCGCCGCCAGGCAAATCTGGAATTTCTTAAATCGTGTGACCTTGAAAACAGGGAAACCGGCGAGCGCATCGACCTTATCAGTAAGGTGATGGGCAGTATTTCTAATCCTGAAATTCGCCGGATGGAGCTGATGAACACCATTGCCGGTATTGAGCGTTACGCCGCCGCAGAGGGTGATGTGGGGATGTTTATCACGCTGACCGCGCCGTCAAAGTATCACCCGGCACGTCAGGTCGGAAAAGGCGAAAGTAAAACCGTCCAGCTTAATCACGGCTGGAATGATGAGGCATTTAATCCAAAGGATGCGCAGCGATATCTCTGCCGTATCTGGAGCCTGATGCGCACGGCATTCAAGGATAATGACTTACAGGTCTACGGTTTGCGTGTCGTCGAGCCACACCACGACGGAACGCCGCACTGGCATATGATGCTTTTTTGTAATCCACGCCAGCGTAACCAGATTATTGAAATCATGCGTCGCTATGCGCTCAAAGAGGATGGCGACGAAAGAGGAGCCGCGCGAAACCGTTTTCAGGCAAAACACCTTAACCGGGGCGGTGCTGCGGGATATATCGCGAAATACATCTCAAAAAACATCGACGGCTATGCACTGGATGGTCAGCTCGATAATGATACCGGTAGGCCGCTGAAAGATACTGCGGCGGCTGTTACCGCATGGGCATCAACGTGGCGCATCCCGCAATTTAAAACGGTTGGCCTGCCGACAATGGGAGCTTACCGTGAGCTACGTAAATTGCCTCGCGGCGTCAGCATTGCTGATGAATTTGACGAACGCGTGGAGGCTGCACGCGCCGCCGCAGACAGTGGCGATTTTGCGCTGTATATCAGCGCGCAGGGCGGGGCAAATGTCCCGCGCGATTGTCAGACTGTCAGGGTCGCCCGTAGCCCGTCGGATGACGTTAACGAATACGAGGAAGAAGTCGAGAGAGTGGTCGGCATTTACGCGCCGCATCTCGGCGCGCGTCATATTCATATCACCAGAACGACGGACTGGCGCATTGTGCCGAAAGTTCCGGTCGTTGAGCCTTTGACTTTAAAAAGCGGCATCGCCGCGCCTCGGAGTCCTGTCAATAACTGTGGAAAGCTCACCGGTGGTGATACTTCGTTACCGGCTCCCACACCTTCTGAGCACGCCGCAGCAGTGCTTAATCTGGTAGATGACGGTGTTATCGAATGGAGTGACCCGGAGGTCGTGATGGCGCTCAGGGGCGCATTAAAACACGGACTGAGAACACCAAATCGTCAGCAAAGAAACGGAAGCCCGTTAAAACCACATGAAATTGCACCATCGGCCAGACTGACCCGGTCGGAAAGAATGCAAATTACCCGTATCCGCGTTGACCTCGCTCAGAACGGTATCAGGCCGCAACGATGGGAGCTTGAGGCGCTGGCGCGTGGCGCGACCGTAAATTATGACGGGAAAAAATTCACGTATCCGGTTGCTGATGAGTGGCCGGGGTTCTCGTTACCCATTTGAGTAAAAACACAACGTGATTTGATATGGCATTGAATGGCTTATGCGGAGCAGTTATGGGGCAGCAGAAGGTCAATAGCATGCTGAATTAGAAGGCTAAATGCTATTGAGTGACTAGCATGTCGGTAAGGACAGCCGTTTGATCCGGGTCATAAAAGGCCATCCATTTAGTCTAATAAAATCATTGCGGGTAACCTTATGTCGACGCATAATTCGTCTTGAGCGAAGTCTTGTCAGTCTTTCATCGTATTGATGATGGGCGCAAAAAAACCACCCTGGCAGGTGGTTTTTTTGTTTGAAGCATATTAAAGCATAATGCTGACATTGATATTACTGACGTTTACTGACAAACCACTCGGACTACCGTTTGGATAGCCAAAGAGGGCCAGAACGAGAATGCAGTAATAGCATTTCTTCATATTGCCTCCTGTAAGTAGAGGGCAACTTCCACCGGTATATGCGCTTCTTAGGTGGAATGACTTTTGAGCGAAGTCTTGCCCTGAAATAATGCTCTGTTTAAACGCAAAGTGATTTGGCATATCACCGAACAGAGAGCCGGAAAAACACAACATATAGTATGTCGTTGTTTCTAGGCATACATTCTATGTTGTGTAACAAGGGCTTTGCATTAAACATGTTTGAGATTTTATTGATGTAGCTCAAAGTAAAAAACAGAGACTACGGATGATAAGGTCTTGAAAGCAATGTAAATTTTTTAAAGTTGCCAATTGCTTAAAAATGTACAGTTGCGGTATGGCGTACTTAAAAAGCTATGCATGCAACAAGTGAATGTTTTTGCATGCGTTGGGGATGTCCGTTCAGGCGGCGTGCGGTCAGGACTGGTGCGGATCCATAGTATCTATGCAACTGCATTAAAACCGCCCCGTGAAGCGGGCGGGCGAGGCGGGGAAAGCACTGCGCGCTGGCGGTGGTGCTGATTTTATTTTTTCAGCGTCTGAGCGCGTCGTGATGGCGTTTAGATTGTTCGCCGGGGCGTTGGTGTGTCTGCGGGCTGTTTTGTGCGGTGGTGAGCGTGTGAGGGCGTGATGGCGGGGTGTAAAAAAGCCGCCCGCAGGCGGCGATGTTCAGCCGTTGTCAGTGTCCAGTGAGTAGTTTTTAAAGCGGATGACCTCCTGACCGAGCCAGCCGTTTATTTCCCGAATCCTGTCCTGTAACGGGATTAGCTCATTGCGGACAAAGACCTTTGCCACTTTCTCAATATCGCCCAGTGACCCGACGTTCTCCGGCTTGCCACCCATCAACTGAAAGGGGATGCGGTGTGCGTCCAGCAGGTCAGCGGCGCTGGCTTTTTTGATATTAAAAAAATCGTCCTTCGTCGCCACTTCACTGAGCGGGATAATTTTAATGCCGTCGGCTTTCCCCTGCGGGGCATAGAGAAACAGGTTTTTAAAGTTGTTGCGGCCTTTCGACTTCACCATGTTTTCGCGAAGCATTTCGATATCGTTGCGATCCTGCACGGCATCGGTAACGTACATGATGTATCCGGCATGTGCGCCGTTTTCGTAATACTTTCGGCGGAACAGCGTGGCCGACTCATTCAGCCAGGCAGAATTAAGGGCGCTGAGATATTCCGGCAGGCCGTACAACTCCTGATTAATATCCGGCTCCAGCAGGTGAAACACGGAGCCGGGTGTGAAGGCTGTCGGCTCGTTGAAGGACGGCACCCACCAGTAAACATCCTCCTCCACGCCACGGCGGGTATATTTTGCCGGTGAGGTTTCCAGTCTGATGACCTTACCGGTGGTGCTGTAACGCTTTTCCAGAAACGCATTACCGAACACCAGAAAATCCAGCACAAAACGGCTGAAATCCTGCTGGGAAAGCCACGGGTGCGGGATAAACGTTGAAGCCAGAATATTACGTTTGACGTAAATCGGTGAGCTGTGATGCACGGCAGCACGCAGGCTTTTTGCCAGACCGGTAAAGCTGACCGGCGGCTCATACCATCTGCCGTTACTGATGCACTCGACGTAATCCAGAATGTCACGGCGGTCGAGTACCGGCACCGGCTCGCCAAAGGTGAATGCTTCCATTTTCGGGGCGCTGGCGGTGATTGTTTTTGCCGCAGGTCGCGGTGTTTTCCCTTTTTTCTTGCTCATCAGTAAAACTCCAGAATGGTGGATGTCAGCGGAGTGCTGATACCGGCGGTGAGTGGCTCATTTAACAGGGCGTGCATGGTTGCCCAGGCGAGGTCGGCGTGGCTGGCTTCCTCGCTGCGGCTGGCCTCATAGGTGGCGCTGCGTCCGCTGCTGGTCATGGTCTTGCGGATAGCCATAAACGAGCTGGTGATGTCGGTGGCGCTGACGTCATATTCCAGACAGCCACGGCGGATAACGTCTTTTGCCTTGAGCACCATTGCGGTTTTCATTTCCGGCGTGTAGCGGATATCGCGCGCGGCGGGATAGAACGAGCGCACGAGCTGGAACACGCCGACACCGAGGCCGGTGGCATCAATACCGATGTATTCGACGTTGTATTTTTCGGTGAGTTTGCGGATGGATTCCGCCTGAGTGGCAAAGTCCATGCCTTTCCACTGGTGACGCTCAAGTATTCTGAATTTGCCACCGGCCACCACCGGCGGTGCCAGCACCACGCATCCGGCGCTGTCGCCACGGTGTGACGGGTCGTAACCAATCCATACCGGGCGGGAGCCGAACGGATTCGCGGCAAACGGCGCATAGTCTTCCCATTCTTCCAGCGTGTCGACCATGCAGCGTTGCAGCTCCTCGAACGGGAACACCGACGCCTTGTCGTCAACAAATTCACACATGAACAGGTTTTTAAAATCGTCGGCGCTGTTTTCGCGTTTAAGCTGCTCAATGTCGAACAGCGTGCAGCCACCTTTCAGGGCGTCCTCAATGGTGACAATCTGCCGCCACTGGCCGTCCGCACAGAGAAGCCCACCGGCAAGGGCGTTATGACTGACGTCGATTTCCACGCGTTCGGCGGCGCTGGCGCGTCCCCGGTTGAACAGTTCACCCGACCAGAACGGATAGGCGTCGTGCGCCAGCGTGGACGGGGTGGAGAAATAGGTCGAGCGCAGGTGACTCTGTGAGGCCATACCTGATGCCACCTTACGCAGTACCTGAAAATTCGGGATCCAGAAAATCTCATCGACGTACAGGTCGCCGTTATGGCTCTGCGCGGTGTTGGAGTTGGTGCCGAGAAAAATCAGTTTTGCGCCGTTATTGCCCAGGACAATCGGGTCACCGGTCAGGTCAACGTCAACCAGCCGGGCAAAGGCGATGATGTATTCGCGGAACACATACGCCTGCGTTTTACTGGCCGACAGAAAAATCTGGTTATGACCGGTTTTCAGGGCGCGCAGCAGCGCCTCGCGGGAAAAATAAAACGTCGCGCCAATCTGGCGGGATTTCAGGATATCGCGGATGCGGTGCTCAAGCCCGGCGCGATACCAGTGCAACTGATAGTCGAAAGACTGCTCAAAGAAAATCTGCTCCAGCTTTTCGATGGCCTCGTCACTGAAAAAATTCTTTTTCGGTTTGCGACGCCCGCCTTTGTTGCGGTTAGCGACGTTCGGATTAAGGTCTGCCTCGTTGCCGGTCTGACTGTAGCGGTTGACCCGCGCCAGCCGTTCAATCTGGCGTCCCAGCAGGTCAATTTCCTTGAAGTCACCGCCGGTTTTCTGCGGTTTGATGATGAGCTGGGTCAGCCGCGCTTCCAGACTCATTTCGACACGGCTGATGGGGGCAACGCTGTCCCAGCCGTCGCGCTGTTTCCAGCTCTGCACCGTCGGGCGTTTCATCTGCAACATGGCGGCAATCTGCGGCACGGAAAACCCCTGCCAGTACAGCAGCGCCGCCTGACGACGCGGGTCGTGTAAAAGAGTGGTGTCTGTGGTGATGGTCATGAATACCTCGCCGTGATGAATACACGGCAAGGCTACTGAGTCGCGCCCCGCGATTCGCTAAGGTGCTGTTGTGTCAGTGATAAGCCATCCGGGACTGATGGCGGAGGATGCGCATCGTCGGGAAACTGATGCCGACATGTGACTCCTCTAATCACTATTCAGGACTCCTGACAATGGCAAAAAAAGTCTCAAAATTCTTTCGTATCGGCGTTGAGGGTGACACCTGTGACGGGCGTGTCATCAGTGCGCAGGATATTCAGGAAATGGCCGAAACCTTTGACCCGCGTGTCTATGGTTGCCGCATTAACCTGGAACATCTGCGCGGCATCCTGCCTGACGGTATTTTTAAGCGTTATGGCGATGTGACCGAACTGAAGGCCGAAAAGATTGACGATGATTCGGCGCTGAAAGGCAAATGGGCGCTGTTTGCGAAAATCACCCCGACCGATGACCTTATCGCGATGAACAAGGCCGCGCAGAAGGTTTATACCTCAATGGAAATTCAGCCGAACTTTGCCAACACCGGCAAATGTTATCTGGTGGGGCTGGCCGTCACCGATGACCCGGCAAGCCTCGGTACGGAATACCTGGAATTCTGCCGCACGGCAAAACACAACCCCCTGAACCGCTTCAAATTAAGCCCTGAAAACCTGATTTCAGTGGCAACGCCCGTTGAGCTGGAATTTGAAGACCTGCCTGAAACCGTGTTCACCGCTCTGACCGAAAAGGTGAAATCCATTTTTGGCCGCAAACAGGCCAGCGATGACGCCCGTCTGAATGACGTGCATGAAGCGGTGACCGCTGTCGCTGAACATGTGCAGGAAAAACTGAGCGCCACTGAGCAGCGCCTCGCTGAGATGGAAACTGCCTTTTCCGCTCTTAAGCAGGAGGTGACTGACAGGGCGGATGAAACCAGTCAGGCATTCAGCCGCCTGAAAAACAGTCTCGACAACACCGAAAGTCTGACCCAGCAGCGCCGCAGCAAGGCCACCGGCGGTGGCGGTGACGCCCTGATGACGAACTGCTGACCGGCGTCAGCCAGTCCGGGAAAACCTTCACGATTAACCCTTAATTTCAGGAAAAACTATGCGCCAGGAAACCCGCTTTAAATTTAATGCCTACCTGTCCCGTGTTGCCGAACTGAACGGCATCGACGCCGGTGATGTGTCGAAAAAATTCACCGTTGAAACGTCGGTCACCCAGACCCTGATGAACACCATGCAGGAGTCCTCTGACTTTCTGACCCGCATCAACATTGTGCCGGTCAGCGAAATGAAAGGGGAAAAAATTGGTATTGGTGTCACCGGCTCCATCGCCAGCACCACCGACACCGCCGGTGGCACCGAGCGTCAGCCGAAGGACTTCTCGAAGCTGGCGTCAAACAAGTACGAATGCGACCAGATTAACTTCGATTTTTATATCCGCTACAAAACGCTGGACCTGTGGGCGCGTTATCAGGATTTCCAGCTCCGTGTCCGTAACGCCATTATCAAACGCCAGTCCCTTGATTTAATCATGGCCGGTTTTAACGGCGTGAGGCGTGCCGAAACCTCTGACCGCAGCAGTAACCCGATGCTGCAGGATGTGGCGGTCGGCTGGCTGCAGAAATACCGCAATGAAGCCCCGGCGCGCGTGATGAGCAAGGTCACTGACGAGGAAGGGCACACCACCTCTGAGGTTATCCGCGTGGGTAAGGGCGGTGATTATGCCAGCCTTGACGCACTGGTGATGGATGCGACCAACAACCTGATTGAACCTTGGTATCAGGAAGACCCTGACCTTGTGGTGATTGTGGGGCGTCAGCTACTGGCGGACAAGTATTTCCCCATCGTCAATAAGGAGCAGGACAACAGCGAAATGCTGGCCGCTGACGTCATCATCAGCCAGAAACGCATCGGTAACCTGCCGGCGGTACGCGTCCCGTACTTCCCGGCGGATGCGATGCTCATCACGAAGCTGGAAAACCTGTCCATCTACTACATGGATGACAGCCATCGCCGCGTGATTGAGGAAAACCCGAAACTCGACCGCGTGGAGAACTACGAGTCAATGAACATTGATTACGTGGTGGAAGACTACGCCGCCGGTTGTCTGGTGGAAAAAATCAAGGTCGGTGATTTCTCCACACCGGCTAAGGCGACCGCAGAGCCGGGAGCGTAACCGATGACGAGTCCCGCACAGCGCCACATGATGCGGGTCTCGGCAGCGATGACCGCGCAGCGGGAAGCCGCCCCGCTGCGACATGCAACTGTCTATGAGCAGATGCTGGTTAAGCTCGCCGCAGACCAGCGCACACTGAAAGCGATTTATTCAAAAGAGCTTAAGGCCGCGAAAAAACGCGAACTGCTGCCGTTCTGGTTGCCGTGGGTGAACGGCGTGCTGGAGCAGGGCAAAGGTGCACAGGATGACATTCTGATGACGGTCATGCTGTGGCGTCTGGATACCGGCGATATTGCCGGTGCGCTGGAGATTGCCCGTTATGCCCTGAAGTACGGTCTGACCATGCCGGGTAAACACCGCCGCACCCCGCCGTACATGTTCACCGAGGAGGTGGCGCTTGCGGCCATGCGTGCTCACGCTGCCGGTGAGTCTGTGGATACCCGCCTGCTGACGGAGACCCTTGAACTGACCGCCACGGCTGACATGCCTGATGAAGTGCGCGCAAAGCTGCACAAAATCACCGGTCTGTTTCTGCGTGACGGTGGTGATGCCGCCGGTGCGCTGGCTCACCTGCAACGTGCGACACAGCTCGACTGTCAGGCAGGCGTCAAAAAAGAGATTGAACGACTGGAGCGGGAGCTGAAACCGAAGCCGGAGCCGCAGCCCAAAGCGGCCACCCGTACCCCGCGTAAGACCCGGAGCGTGACACCGGCAAAACGTGGACGCCCGAAAAAGAAAGCCAGTTAACAACCGAATGCGCCCCGCGCCAGGGCGGCACGCCGGTCAGTGAGGGTGAATCACCTGACGCTGTACCGGCGTCCACCGCCCGACTTTTCAGAGGTAGTCATGATGACGCTGATTATTCCGCGAAAGGAGGCTCCCGTGTCCGGTGAGGGTACGGTGGTCATCCCGCAACCGGCAGGCGACGAGCCGGTGATTAAAAACACGTTCTTTTTTCCCGATATCGACCCGAAGCGCGTCCGGGAACGTATGCGCCTTGAGCAGACCGTCGCCCCCGCCCGTCTGCGTGAGGCCATCAAGTCAGGCATGGCGGAGACGAATGCGGAGCTGTACGAGTACCGCGAACAGAAAATTGCCGCCGGTTTTACGCGTCTGGCGGACGTCCCGGCGGACGACATCGACGGTGAAAGCATCAAGGTTTTTTACTACGAGCGCGCCGTGTGTGCGATGGCGACCGCGTCGCTTTATGAGCGTTATCGCGGCGTGGATGCCAGTGCGAAAGGCGACAAAAAGGCCGACAGCATAGACAGCACCATTGATGAGCTGTGGCGGGATATGCGCTGGGCGGTGGCGCGTATCCAGGACAAGCCGCGCTGCATCGTGAGTCAAATCTGATGAAGACCTTTGCGCTACAGGGCGACACGCTCGACGCCATTTGTGTCCGGTATTACGGGCGCACTGAGGGCGTGGTTGAGACCGTGCTCGCCGCAAATCCGGGACTGTCTGAACTGGGTGCGGTGCTGCCACACGGCACCGCCGTCGAACTGCCCGACGTTCAGACCGCGCCCGTGGCTGAAACTGTCAATCTGTGGGAGTAACGCATGACAGCAGAAGAAAAAAGCGTCCTGTCGCTTTTCATGATTGGGGTGCTGATTGTTGTCGGCAAGGTGCTTGCCGGTGGTGAACCCATCACCCCGCGTCTGTTTATCGGGCGCATGTTGCTCGGTGGTTTTGTCTCGATGGTTGCCGGTGTTGTTCTGGTGCAGTTTCCTGACCTGTCACTGCCTGCGGTGTGCGGCATCGGCTCCATGCTGGGTATCGCCGGTTATCAGGTGATTGAGATTGCCATTCAGCGCCGTTTTAAGGGCAGGGGGAAACCGTAATGCCGGTAATTAACACGCACCAGAATATCGCCGCCTTTCTCGACATGCTGGCCGTGTCCGAAGGGACGGCGAATCATCCGCTGACGAAAAACCGGGGCTATGACGTGATAGTCACCGGACTGGACGGGAAGCCGGAAATTTTCACCGACTACAGTGACCACCCGTTCGCGCATGGCCGACCGGCGAAGGTGTTTAACCGTCGCGGTGAAAAATCCACGGCCTCCGGTCGCTATCAGCAGCTTTACCTGTTCTGGCCGCATTACCGCAAACAGCTTGCCCTGCCGGATTTCAGTCCGTTGTCACAGGACAGACTCGCCATTCAGTTGATCCGCGAACGCGGTGCGCTGGATGACATCCGGGCGGGGCGCATTGAGCGCGCCATTTCACGCTGTCGCAATATCTGGGCGTCCCTGCCGGGTGCCGGTTACGGTCAGCGTGAGCATTCACTGGAAAAACTGGTCACCGTCTGGCGTACCGCCGGCGGCGTACCGGCTTAAACGGAGTAAACACCATGAAGAAATTATCCCTTTCACTGACGCTGAACGTGTCGCTGGCGCTGATGCTGGCACTGTCCCTGATTTACCCGCAGAGCGTGGCCGTTAATTTTGTCGCCGCCTGGGCGATTATGGCGACGGTTATCTGTGTGGTTGCCGGTGGTGTCGGCGTGTATGCCACGGAGTATGTACTGGAACGCTACGGGCGGGAGCTGCCGCCGGAATCGCTGGCCGTGAAGATTGTCACGTCGCTGTTTTTGCAGCCGGTGCCGTGGCGCAGACGGGCGGCGGCTCTGGTAGTGATGGTGGCGACGTTTATCTCGCTGGTCGCTGCCGGGTGGATTTTTACTGCGCTGATTTATCTCGTGGCGTCGCTGTTTTTCCGGCTGATACGCACGGCCTGCCGTCAGCGTCTTGAGGGGCGGGAACTATGTCAAAGCTGATGATTGCACTGGTCGTGTTGTTATCGCTGGCGGTGGCGGGGCTGTTTCTGGCGAAGCATGAAAACGCCAGACTGCGCGCCTCACTGGACAGGGCGAACAACGTCGCCAGTGAACAGCAGGCGACTATCTCCATGCTGAAAAATCAGCTTCATGTTGCCCTCTCAAGGGCAGACAAAAACGAGCTGGCGCAGGTGGCACTGCGTCAGGAACTGGAGAACGCCGCGAAGCGTGAAGCACAGCGCGAGAAAACCATCACGAGGTTACTCAATGAAAACGAAGATTTTCGCCGCTGGTATGGTGCTGACCTGCCTGATGCTGTGCGCCGGTTGCACCAGCGCCCCGCATGCACCGACGCCAGTGATTGTCGCCAACGCCTGCCCGAAAGTGAGCCTTTGCCCGATGCCGGGCAGTGATCCGCAGACGAACGGCGATTTAAGTGCCGATATCCGGCAGCTTGAGAACGCGCTGGCACGCTGTGCCAGCCAGGTAAAAATGATTAAACACTGTCAGGACGAAAACGATGCTCAAACCCGACAGCCTGCGCAGGGCGCTGACTGATGCCGTCACGGTGCTGAAAACCAGTCCAGAGATGCTTCGGATATTCGTGGATAACGGGAGTATTGCCTCCACGCTGGCGACGTCGCTGTCGTTCGAAAAGCGTTACACGCTCAATGTGATTGTGACCGACTTTACCGGTGATTTTGACCTGCTCATCGTGCCGGTGCTGGCGTGGCTGCGGGAAAATCAGCCCGACATCATGACCACCGACGAAGGCCAGAAAAAGGGCTTCACGTTTTATGCAGACATCAACAATGACAGCAGCTTTGATATCAGCATCAGTCTGATGCTGACCGAGCGCACGCTGGTCAGCGAGGTTGATGGTGCGCTGCATGTGAAGAATATCCCGGAACCCCCGCCGCCGGAGCCGGTCACCCGCCCGGTGGAGCTTTATATCAATGGCGAACTGGTGAGCAAGTGGGATGAATGAGTTTAAGCGTTTTGAAGACCGGCTGACCGGACTGATTGAATCGCTGTCACCGTCAGGGCGTCGGCGACTGAGTGCCGAACTGGCGAAACGTCTGCGTCAGAGTCAGCAGCGTCGGGTGATGGCACAGAAAGCCCCGGACGGCACACCCTACGCGCCACGTCAGCAGCAGAGCGCCAGAAAAAAGACCGGTCGCGTTAAGCGAAAAATGTTTGCGAAACTTATCACCAGTCGTTTTTTGCATATCCGCGCCAGCCCTGAACAGGCATCAATGGAGTTTTACGGCGGAAAGTCACCGAAAATCGCCAGTGTGCATCAGTTTGGTCTGTCGGAAGAAAACCGGAAGGACGGTAAGAAAATTGATTATCCGGCGCGTCCTCTGCTCGGCTTTACCGGTGAGGATGTGCAGATGATTGAAGAGATTATCCTGGCTCACCTCGACCGTTAGTTGTGCCATTCCAGACACCTCATCGTCACATTGCCGCCGGTATGACCCGGCGGCATCCTTCCCGTTATGAACACTCTCGCAAATATTCAGGAACTCGCGCGCGCACTGCGCAACATGATCCGCACCGGCATTATCGTCGAAACCGACCTTAACGCCGGTCGCTGCCGTGTGCAGACCGGCGGCATGTGCACCGACTGGCTTCAGTGGCTGACCCATCGCGCCGGACGTTCGCGCACATGGTGGGCACCTTCCGTGGGGGAACAGGTGCTGATTCTGGCCGTGGGCGGTGAACTCGACACGGCGTTCGTTCTGCCGGGGATTTATTCCGGCGATAACCCCGCGCCGTCTGCGTCGGCGGATGCCCTGCATATCCGTTTCCCTGACGGGGCGGTGATTGAATATGAACCCGAAACCAGTGCACTCACGGTAAGCGGAATTAAAACGGCCAGCGTGACGGCTTCTGATTCTGTTACTGCCACGGTACCGGTGGTCACGGTGAAATCGTCAACCCGTGTCACTCTGGACACACCGGAAGTGGTCTGCACTAACAAACTGACTACCGGCACGCTGGAAGTGCAGAAGGGCGGGACGATGCGCGGCAACATTGAACACACCGGCGGTGAACTCTCATCAAACGGTAAGGTACTGCATACCCACAAACACCCCGGCGACAGCGGCGGCACAACCGGGAGTCCTTTATGACAGCGCGTTATCTCGGAATGAATCGCAGTGATGGCCTGACGGTCACTGACCTTGAGCATATCAGCCAGAGTATCGGCGATATCCTGCGCACACCGGTCGGCTCACGGGTGATGCGTCGTGATTACGGCTCGTTGCTGGCGTCAATGATTGACCAGCCGCAGACTCCGGCGCTTGAGTTGCAGATTAAGGTCGCCTGTTACATGGCAGTGCTGAAATGGGAACCCCGCGTCACCCTGTCATCCGTCACCACGGCGCGCAGTTTTGACGGGCGAATGACGGTCACGTTAACCGGTCAGCACAACGACACCGGCCAGCCACTTTCGTTAACCATCCCTGTGAGTTGAAACCATGCCGATTATCGACCTGAACCAGCTACCCGCACCGGATGTGGTCGAGGAGCTGGACTTTGAAACCATTCTTGCCGAACGCAAGGCGACACTGATTTCCCTTTACCCGGAAGACCAGCAGGAGGCGGTCGCCCGTACCCTGACGCTGGAATCTGAGCCTCTCGTCAAACTGCTGGAGGAAAATGCTTATCGTGAGCTTATCTGGCGTCAGCGTGTGAATGAGGCCGCACGGGCGGTGATGCTGGCCTGTGCCGCCGGTAATGACCTTGATGTGATTGGTGCCAATTACAACACCACGCGCCTGACTATCACCCCGGCAGATGATTCGACCATCCCGCCGACACCGGCAGTGATGGAGTCTGACACCGATTATCGTCTGCGTATTCAGCAGGCGTTTGAAGGTTTAAGCGTCGCCGGGTCGGTGGGTGCCTATCAGTATCATGGCCGCAGTGCCGACGGGCGTGTCGCGGATATTTCTGTCACCAGTCCGTCTCCGGCCTGCGTCACTATCTCTGTGCTGTCACGTGAAAATAACGGTGTCGCATCCGAAGACCTGCTGGCCGTGGTGCGTAACGCCCTGAATGGCGAGGACGTCAGGCCGGTGGCCGACCGCGTGACCGTGCAGTCTGCCGCCATCGTTGAATACCAGATAAACGCCACGCTTTACCTTTACCCTGGTCCCGAAAGCGAACCCATCCGCGCTGCCGCCGTGAAAAAACTGGAAGCGTATATCACGGCACAGCACCGGCTGGGGCGCGATATCCGTCTGTCTGCCATTTATGCCGCTTTGCATGTGGAAGGTGTGCAGCGTGTCGAACTGGCTGCACCGCTGGCTGACATCGTGCTCAACAGTACGCAGGCGTCTTTCTGTACCGAATACAGCGTCGTGACCGGAGGCTCGGATGAGTGATTCGCGACTGCTGCCGACCGGCTCATCACTGCTTGAAGTTGCCGCCGCAAAAGCCTGTGCGGAAATTGAAAAAACGCCGGTCAGTATTCGTGAGCTGTGGAACCCGGACACCTGCCCGGCAAATCTGCTGCCGTGGCTGGCGTGGTCATTTTCGGTTGACCGCTGGGATGATAAATGGCCGGAAGCGACAAAACGCGCTGTTATCCGCGATGCGTATTTCATTCACTGCCATAAGGGCACTATAGGCGCAATCCGGCGTGTGGTGGAGCCGCTCGGCTATCTGATTGAGGTGAGGGAGTGGTGGCAGCTCAACGAGGAGCCGGGGACGTTCCGTATCGTTGTTGGCGTGCTTGAGCAGGGTATTACCGAAGAAATGTATCAGGAGCTGGAGCGCCTAGTTGCTGATGCAAAACCGGCAAGCCGCCATCTGACGGGACTGGCTATCAGTTTAAGTACAACCGGCAACATTTTTGCCGGTGCGGGATGCTATCACGGTGACGCCCTGACGGTTTATCCCTACACCCCGGAGGCCATTATTGTCGGAGGGGATTATTTCCCGGCCTCGGCCATTCATTTAATTGATAACCTGAGAGTAAACGCATGACAGTGAAATACTACGCCATTCTGACTAATCAGGGCGCAGCACGGCTGGCTAACGCGACGATGCTCGGCAGTAAGCTGAATCTGACGCAAATGGCCGTTGGTGATGCGAATGGTGTCTTGCCGACACCAGACCCGGCACAGACAAAACTGATTAACCAGAAACGCATCGCGCCGCTGAATCTTCTGAGTGTTGACCCGAACAACCAGAGCCAGATTATTGCGGAGCAAATCATCCCTGAGAACGAGGGCGGATTCTGGATCCGTGAGATTGGGCTTTATGATGATGAAGGCGTACTCATTGCGGTGGCGAACTGCCCGGAAACGTACAAACCGCAGTTGCAGGAAGGCAGTGGTCGTACCCAGACTATCCGCATGATTCTGGTTGTCACGAATACCGAAGCTATCACGCTGAAAATCGACCCGTCGGTGGTACTGGCGACCCGTAAATACGTGGATGATGAAGTCCTGGAATTAAGGCTGTATGTGGATGACCAGATGAGAAACCACATTGCCGCACAGGATCCTCATACCCAGTATGCGCAGAAACATAATCCGACATTTACCGGAGAACCAAAAGCGCCGACGCCTGCCGCAGGAAATAACACCACGCGGATTGCGACCACTGCGTTTGTTCAGGCCGCTATTACCGCTCTGATTAACGGTGCGCCAGCCACGCTGGACACACTGAAAGAAATTGCCGCAGCCATTAACAATGACCCGAAATTCAGTACCACCATTAACAATGCGCTGTCAGGTAAGCAGCCACTGGATGAGACGCTGACTCATTTGAGTGGAAAGGATGTAGCTGGTCTTCTCGCATACCTTGGTTTGGGAGAAGCGGCAAAACGGAATGTGGGAACAGGGGAAAATCAGATACCTGATATGTCATCATATGCATCAGGTTCAGGCTGGCGAAAAATGCCAGATGGTTCAATTGAACAGTGGGGACGAATTCGTTTTCCTGGTGAACACGGGCCTGTATCCGCCAATGTTTCATTCCCGATTCCATTTACACAGACACCGGGCATTGTAATTGTGTGCGATGGTGGTTTCGGGGGCGGGAATATGTGGGGGGCGACCAACTGGAGCACTACCGGCTTCATAGCTCACTGCAATTATGGTCTTGAAGGTGGTGCGTTTTTCGCTAAGGGCTGGTAATGATGAAATATCTGTACGTAAACAACCTGGCATATCCTTACGAACTTCAGTCTCTTTATGTTGAAAAAGGTGAATGGCCTGAAGAAAAAGGTGTTGATATAGACGAAGTAATTTTCAGGGAATATTTCTATGACACACCACCAGAAGGAAAATACAGATGTGTTGGAGAAGATGGACTGCCTGCATGGGCAGATATTCCTCCACCAACACGTGAAGAACAAATTGCATCAGCCGAAACTAAAAAGCAGCAATTGATTAATCAGGCCAACGATTATATGAACAGTAGACAATGGGTTGGTAAAGCGGCTATTGGTCGTCTGAAAGGTGAGGAACTGGCGCAATATAATTTGTGGCTGGATTATCTGGACGCACTGGAGCTGGTCGATACTTCCAGTGCACCAGATATTGAATGGCCTACTCCTCCGGCAGTTCAGGCCAGATGACATCCGGCGCGGTGCTGGTATCTGTTGCCGTCACCGCGTCAATGTAATCCAGCACCGTGTTAAGTCGGCTGGTTTCTGCCTGCGTCAGATTCCGTCCGGCCCGTAATTTCAGTTGAATCAGACTGATGGAAGCCATTGCAGTATCAATCAGCGACTGGCGTTGTGCTTCTGCTGCATCTACTGCGGCGCTATGCTGTGCATCGGTATCCGTCACCCATTTCTCACCATCCCATTTATCGTATGGTGTTAACGGGGCGATAGTGGTTGTATTATCAGGGTAATCACCCGGAGCTGTGATTTCTTTTGATTCTCCTGTTTCGGTGCTAAAGACGATTTCACCGCGATGGTCTGGCACATATTCCCATGAGTTAAAATCTGCAGAACGGCAGATTGCATAACCAGCCTTATGTGTAACTGGTGCATCTAAACAAGAACATGCCGGGATACCGACGCCAACCGTAAGATATTCAGTTGATGTGGAAATATATTCCCGCGTTTCTCCGTTGTAGTTGTAAACGGTAATGAAGCCAGCCTCTGTGGCAAATCCGTTTTCATCCAAAGTGATTTTTTTTGTGGTCATCATGCTGCCCTTACAATGTAGTTAAATGCAATGTTACGTGGCCTTGTTTCTGCTGATGTTCTTGCACTCCTGGATAAATCAAGTGTCACACCATAGTAACTAAATGCATTACCAGTTGATGGAGCGGCATATTTAACCCCAGAACTAGAACCAACATTAAAAACTCCAGATGCTGAGGAAGCTGACCCCATAGTGTTATCAATCAGAGAACCCGTAACATTTTGCATAGCGTCAAGTTGTTCGCTTAATAAAGCGCGTCCACTATCAACATCACGCCCGTCATCCCAGCCACGAATAAATTCACCTCGTAAATCAGGCAATTTATTTGTCGGATAAGCCTTTGCCAGTTCCGGGTATTCTTCAGCAGAAAAAAACGCACCGTTGCATTTCAGCCAGCCTGTTGGCGGAGTGGTGGAAGGCCACGGAACAGGCACGCCAACGGGTAATGCCGAACCTTCTCCCAAACCAAGGTATNNCAACAAATGACCAGAATACGGAATTGCAGCGTAACGCGCTGGAGTGCGCAGGATGTGAGCTGATTTTTGATATTGGCCTGTCCACGCTCTATAAAAAATTCCCCTCATCAGCGACAAAGAATAAATTGTGTCATCCCTTAGCCAACCGGGACAAATAGCCTGACATCTCCGGCACAACTGAAAATATCACTCACCCATTAACCACGGAGTTAAACGGATGAGTGACTATCATCACGGCGTGCAGGTGCTGGAGATTAACGACGGCACCCGTGTCATTTCCACCGTATCCACTGCCATTGTTGGCATGGTCTGCACGGCCAGCGATGCGGATGCGGAAACCTTCCCCCTCAATAAACCGGTGCTGATTACCAATGTGCAGAGCGCAATTGCAAAGGCCGGTAAAAAAGGCACGCTGGCGGCATCGTTGCAGGCTATCGCCGACCAGTCAAAACCGGTCACCGTTGTTGTGCGCGTGGAGGACGGCACCGGCGACGACGAAGAAACGAAACTTGCGCAGACCGTTTCCAATATCATCGGCACCACTGACGAAAACGGTCAGTACACCGGACTGAAAGCCCTGCTGGCGGCAGAGTCGGTAACCGGTGTTAAACCGCGTATTCTTGGTGTGCCGGGACTGGATACCAAAGAGGTGGCTGTAGCACTAGCATCCGTCTGTCAGAAGCTGCGCGCTTTCGGGTATATCAGCGCATGGGGCTGTAAGACCATTTCCGAGGTGAAAGCCTACCGCCAGAATTTCAGCCAGCGTGAGCTGATGGTCATCTGGCCGGATTTCCTCGCATGGGATACGGTCACCAGTACCACCGCCACCGCGTATGCCACCGCTCGTGCGCTGGGGCTGCGCGCTAAAATCGACCAGGAGCAGGGCTGGCATAAAACGCTGTCCAACGTCGGGGTGAACGGTGTTACCGGCATCAGCGCATCTGTATTCTGGGATTTGCAGGAGTCCGGCACCGATGCTGACCTGCTTAACGAGTCAGGCGTCACTACGCTGATTCGCCGCGACGGTTTCCGCTTCTGGGGTAACCGTACCTGCTCTGATGACCCACTGTTTCTCTTTGAAAACTACACCCGTACCGCGCAGGTGCTGGCCGACACGATAGCTGAGGCGCACATGTGGGCGGTGGACAAGCCCATCACCGCAACGCTGATTCGCGACATCGTTGACGGCATCAATGCCAAATTCCGTGAGCTGAAAACAAACGGCTATATCGTGGATGGCTCATGCTGGTTCAGCGAAGAATCCAACGATGCGGAAACCCTCAAGGCCGGAAAACTGTATATCGACTACGACTATACACCGGTGCCTCCTCTCGAAAACCTGACCCTGCGCCAGCGTATTACCGATAAATACCTGGCGAATCTGGTCACCTCGGTTAACAGCAATTAAGGAGCCTGACCGATGGCAATGCCGCGCAAACTCAAGTTAATGAACGTCTTTCTGAACGGCTACAGCTATCAGGGCGTCGCGAAGTCCGTCACGCTACCAAAACTGACCCGTAAGCTCGAAAACTATCGCGGTGCGGGGATGAACGGCAGCGCACCGGTAGACCTCGGCCTTGATGACGATGCGCTGTCAATGGAGTGGTCGCTCGGTGGCTTCCCGGATTCGGTTATCTGGGAGCTTTACGCCGCAACCGGTGTGGATGCCGTACCGATTCGTTTTGCAGGCTCTTACCAGCGCGACGATACCGGCGAAACGGTGGCCGTCGAGGTGGTCATGCGTGGACGTCAGAAAGAAATCGACACCGGCGAGGGTAAACAGGGAGAAGACACCGAGTCGAAAATCTCCGTGGTCTGCACCTATTTCCTGCTGACGATGGACGGTAAGGAGCTGGTCGAAATTGACACCATCAACATGATTGAGAAGGTGAACGGCGTCGACCGGCTGGAGCAACACCGCCGCAATATCGGCCTGTGATTTTCATCCGGTCAGCCAGGCTGACCGGTAACCCCGATTCAGAAGTGAGAAAACCATGAACAAAGAAAATGTCATTACCCTGGACAATCCGGTCAAACGTGGTGAGCAGGTTATCGAACAGGTCACGCTGATGAAACCCAATGCCGGGACGCTGCGCGGTGTCAGTCTGGCTGCGGTTGCAAACTCCGAAGTCGATGCACTGATTAAAGTGCTGCCGCGCATGACGGCACCGATGCTGACCGAGCAGGAAGTCGCCGCGCTGGAACTGCCTGACCTTGTGGCGCTGGCCGGTAAGGTGGTCGGTTTTTTGTCGCCGAACTCGGTGCAGTGACGTTCCCGAAAAATCTCTCGGTCGATGACCTGATGGCGGATGTGGCAGTGATATTTCACTGGCCGCCATCAGAACTGTATCCCATGAGCCTGACCGAACTCATCACATGGCGCGAAAAGGCGCTCCGGCGAAGCGGAAACACGAATGAGTAACAATGTAAAATTACAGGTATTGCTCAGGGCTGTTGACCAGGCATCCCGCCCGTTTAAATCCATCCGCACAGCGAGCAAATCGCTGTCGGGGGATATCCGGGAAACACAAAAATCACTGCGCGAGCTGAACGGTCAGGCGTCCCGTATTGAGGGATTTCGCAAGACCAGTGCACAGCTCGCCGTGACTGGTCATGCACTTGAAAAGGCACGGCAGGAGGCTGAAGCCCTTGCCACACAGTTTAAAAACACCGAACGTCCGACCCGTGCTCAGGCGAAAGTGCTGGAATCCGCAAAGCGTGCGGCGGAGGACTTACAGGCGAAATATAACCGCCTGACGGATTCCGTTAAACGCCAGCAGCGGGAACTGGCCGCTGTGGGAATTAATACCCGCAATCTTGCACATGATGAGCAGGGACTGAAAAACCGTATCAGTGAAACCACCGCACAGCTTAACCGTCAGCGCGACGCGCTGGCGCGTGTCAGTGCGCAACAGGCAAAACTTAACGCAGTCAAACAGCGTTATCAGGCCGGAAAGGAACTGGCCGGAAATATGGCCTCGGTGGGCGCTGCCGGTGTGGGGATTGCGGCGGCGGGAACGATGGCCGGAGTTAAGCTGCTGATGCCCGGTTATGAGTTTGCGCAGAAAAACTCAGAATTGCAGGCCGTGCTCGGAGTGGCAAAAGACTCCGCCGAAATGACCGCACTACGCAAACAGGCGCGCCAGCTCGGCGACAATACCGCCGCCTCGGCGGATGATGCGGCCGGTGCACAGATAATCATCGCGAAAGCGGGTGGGGATGTTGATGCCATTCAGGCGGCAACGCCGGTCACGCTGAATATGGCGCTGGCGAACCGCCGCACGATGGAAGAAAACGCCGCCCTGCTGATGGGGATGAAATCCGCCTTTCAGCTTTCAAACGATAAGGTCGCTCATATCGGGGATGTTCTCTCCATGACGATGAACAAAACCGCCGCCGATTTTGACGGCATGAGCGATGCGCTGACCTATGCCGCACCTGTGGCAAAAAATGCCGGTGTCAGCATTGAAGAAACCGCCGCAATGGTCGGGGCGCTGCATGATGCAAAAATCACAGGCTCAATGGCGGGGACGGGAAGCCGTGCCGTGTTAAGCCGCCTGCAGGCACCGACGGGAAAAGCATGGGATGCACTCAAAGAGCTTGGCGTGAAAACCTCAGACAGCAAGGGAAACACCCGGCCAATATTTACCATTCTGAAAGAAATGCAGGCCAGTTTTGAGAAAAACCGGCTCGGTACTGCCCAGCAGGCTGAATACATGAAAACTATTTTCGGGGAGGAGGCCAGCTCAGCCGCCGCCGTGCTGATGACTGCCGCCTCAACCGGAAAGCTGGACAAACTGACCGCTGCGTTTAAAGCCTCAGACGGGAAGACCGCCGAGCTGGTAAATATCATGCAGGACAACCTAGGCGGTGACTTTAAAGAGTTTCAGTCCGCTTATGAGGCAGTGGGGACTGACCTGTTTGACCAGCAGGAAGGCGCGCTGCGTAAGCTCACGCAGACGGCCACAAAGTATGTGTTAAAACTCGACGGCTGGATCCAGAAAAACAAATCACTGGCGTCAACCATCGGCATCATTGCCGGTGGCGCGCTGGCGCTGACTGGCATCATCGGTGCCATTGGCCTCGTAGCCTGGCCGGTTATCACCGGCATCAATGCCATCATCGCGGCAGCAGGCGCAATGGGGGCAGTCTTCACGACGGTTGGCAGTGCTGTTATGACCGCCATCGGGGCTATTAGCTGGCCGGTTGTGGCCGTGGTGGCCGCAATTGTCACCGGGGCGTTGCTTATCCGTAAATACTGGGAGCCTGTCAGCGCATTCTTTGGCGGTGTGGTTGAAGGGCTGAAAGTGGCATTTGCGCCGGTGGGGGAACTGTTCACGCCACTTAAGCCGGTGTTTGACTGGCTGGGTGAAAAGTTACAGGCCGCGTGGCAGTGGTTTAAAAACCTGATTGCTCCGGTCAAAGCCACTCAGGACACCCTGAACAGTTGCCGTGACACGGGGGGCATGTTCGGGCAGGCACTGGCTGACGCGCTGATGCTGCCGCTTAATGCGTTCAACAAACTGCGCAGCGGTATTGACTGGGTACTGGAAAAACTCGGTGTTATCAACAAAGAGTCAGACACACTTGACCAGACCGCCGCCAGAACTCAAGCCGCCACGTATGGCAGCGGTGGTTATATTCCGGCGACCAGCTCT